AGCATACTTGGCTAAATGGAATAGTGTAGTAGGTAGAGAAGTTACATTTAGTGTAAGTGCTAAACTTCCGGCAAGCGGTGAAAAGTGGGAGGAAGCTATTCTTCCAGAAGTAGTCTGTGAATACGAACAAGTTGGTACAGCATATCTTAAATTTGTAGTAGCAACAGAAGCAGATATTAAAGATGCTGAACGTGCAGTGGGACAGTTTCGACATGCTGGATTTGACGGGCATGTTTATCTAATGCCAGTGGGTGGTGTAGAAAGTGTTTATACACTTAACGCAAAGAACGTAGCCCTGGCGGCTATGAAGCGTGGCTGGCGTTATAGCGATAGACTACAAGTGCCACTATTTAAAAATGAGTGGGGTACTTGATATGACCTTATGGCAAAAAGTTAAAGACTTCTGGATTAGAAGTTATACAAGTGATCGTAAAGCATTCTATTACGAAACGGCAGCGAGTGCGGCCGTGTTTATATCAATGACTTGGATTGCAGTTACTGCCCAACATCCTCCCATGCATCTCATATACCCAATAAGTTTTACAGGTGCTGTATTAAGTATTTTAGCATTTACAAGACGCGGTGCAGGTTGGCCTTTGGTTATGACTAGTTATTTTGCTTGCCTACATGTTTTTGGCTTTGGGAGGGCCATGGGATGGTATTAAATGCATAAGAAAGTAAAACGGATTTGTATTTTTGGTGCTGGCTCTGCTGGCTGGGTCACTGTACTAGGACTTAAGGCACTGTTGCCCGGAGTAGACATTACTATTATATGTCCAAACAAACACGGCAGTATAGGTGTTGGAGAGTCTACTCTGCCAGACTTATTGTGGTTGTTAGAGCAAGCAGGTATCGATCTTCCACATTTTATGGCCAATACCGATAGCGTTTTTAAACACGGCATGTATTTTAAAAACTGGAACGGTGAAGGCACACAATACTGGCATCCATTTTCTAGCTTAGAACGCACAGGTAATATGTATTCTCGTGCGCACCATTACCATAATATGAATAAAAAAGATCCTGTGGCATTTCCACGAAAGGATTATTATAAGCACGTTCATCCTAGCTGGACACTAGCTATCGAAAATAACTTATCATCGACTGAGATGGGTTATGCGTTACATATTAATGCTATCGAGTTTGCTGAATATATTAAACATTTTGTTAGTAATAGTGTTCGTGTAATTAATTGTAGCGATTTTCACATTAATCATGACAATAAAAAAATTGAATCTATCATTGCCGACGGTATAACTATTGAAGCCGATTTGTATATAGATTGCACAGGATTTAGTAAGGCATTAATTAGCAAAGTAAGTGATTTAGAAAATGACAATTACGAAGCAAATGTAAATGTAGCACTATTTGGCCGTGTTCAATACGACCATCCTAATGTAAAATTTATTCCATACACAAAAGGTGAAGCTACTAAGCATGGCTGGATTTGGACTACTCCTATTAGGAATCAAGTAGGAACAGGTTGTTGCTATAATAGCAACTTTACGTCCGATGAAGAAGCTATGCGGACCTTTGTTGATTACTGGGGCGGGGCAATAAAAGAAGAAAATATTAGAAAGATTCCGTTTGATTCTACTTCTCTTAAAAGACCATGGGTTAGTAATGTAGTTGCTATTGGTCTAAGTTCGGGTTGGGTAGAACCTTTAGAAGCAACAGGACTAAGTACATTCATTCAAGGTATAAGCAGTTTAACTAGATTTCTAACTAATCACTATTATGACGAGGATGTTATCAATAGGTATAATGCCAATGCTGTTAACCATTTAGAAGACATTAAAGATTTCATCGATGTACACTACACTCTAAGTTCTCGAAAAGATAGTGAGTTTTGGCGGTGGGCAACTAGTCGTAAAATTCATCCAAGATTAGCAGCCAAACTAGAAGTATATCGTACGTTTATGCCTAATTTGAATAATCGTAATCAAACGTATTCGTGGGCATTTAATGATATTTCTTGGATTGATACACTAACTGGTTACGATTTTGAGTTCGATCCTGTGCCCAACATACCGAATTGGCTGTTAAATACACGCGATATGGAACTATACATAGATTTCAATAAGATGATCAAAGGATAATATGATTAAAACATTTTTTAAACGAATTACAGGTTTAAAAGCATTAGAAGATGCTAAGGCTAAAGCACAGGCAGAAGTAGAAGTATCTGAAAATTTAGCTAAACAGCGGGCAGAAGAATCAAGAGTAGCAGTACTCACACCAAAAGACCGTGCGACTGAACGTAAAGAAGCATGGGTAAGTGTTATGGATACTAAGGTAAACAAAGATAATCCACGCAACGGATTCTTTGAGTTAGACTGGAATGAATATTTTATTGCGGATCTTATAAAGGCAGGATACGGCTACGACAACGATCCAGAAGAAGAAGTAGTAGATAGATGGTTCAGAGATATTGTAAAAAATATGTTGTCCGACGAAGGTCAGGATGTAAATCGTAGTGCTGGATTTATCAACGTAAGCAAGATTACTGACAAGATGTCCGAAGCAAAATGAACATAGTAGATAAAAGCGAGTATATTGAAACTTACGATTTTAGTAAGTTAATTACTGCCGAAGACAATCAAGAGATTATGCGAGTCAGTAAAGAAATTATCGATAGTGGATTATATTTTGACAATAGTCCAAAGTATCAAACTAAAGAAAACTTATTTGGAAGACAAGGAGCAGTGTGGCTTAAAATGCGCCAAAGTTTTATCTATAGTTGTTTTATGTTCCTCGGTAGAGAGGTGCGTATCAAAGGTATTAACAGCTGGGTTTTTATGACTAAGCATAGTGATGAAGGCGATAGAGATCAACTTTGGCATCAACATCATTACGATTTAGAGCATGGAAAAATTAGTGGTATATGGTATGTGCATATTCCTAAAGATGTTACTAATCCAGAGTTGACAGGTACCGAATTTGCCGCAGACGGTTTTGATAGATCCAACACAATGTTTGTAAAACCTAAAGAATTTACGTGGCATGTCTATCCTAGTAAAATGTGGCATAGACCAGGTATAACGGATTCCGATGAACATAGATTTGTATTTGCCGCTGATATGGAGTACTATCTATGAAGCTGGCGGTACTAGGAGTAGGCACGGCAGGATTAACAAGTTTATCTCACTGTCTAGGACATTTGAATGAAAAATGTACTATATACTCTATATACGATCCTAATACTCCAATACTAGGAATAGGTGAAAGTACCACACCTGCTATCCCAGGTCAGTTGTTTAACGGTACCCGATTTTCGTTGCTTAAAGATTCTAAAGAATTAGATTCTACCGCAAAATATGGAGTAAAATATGTAGGCTGGAGAAATGATGATTTTTTCAGTACTATTATCCCTCCACATTATGCTATGCACTTTAATAACTTTAAATTAAAAGAGTTTTGTTTTGATAGATTTAAAAAAATATGGAAAGATAAATTTGCTGTAGTGGAAAGTAAGATACTAAGTCTAGAGGATAAAGGTGATTATGTATCAGTTAATTTGGAAAATGAATCTTTAAAATTTGACTACGTGATAGATTGTCGAGGATACCCAGAAGATTATTCCGACTATGTAATTTCAAAATCAATTCCAGTCAATCATTGTCTTGTACACACAGTTAACGAACCTGGCACATGGGATTGGACATATCATGTTGCTCATCGAAACGGCTGGATGTTTGGCATTCCTTTAAAAACTCGTCAAGGGTGGGGTTACTTGTATAACGATACCGTTACTACAAGAGAGGATGCTGTGGCAGATATTAGTGAACGATTTAACATTAAACAAGAAGATCTCAGTCTGCGAGAATTTACATTTAAAACTTACTATGCTAAACAAGTACTGAACAACAGAATACTAAAGAATGGAAACAGAGCATTATTTTTTGAACCAATGGAGGCACTATCTGGCGCATACTATGGAGAAATAATGCAAATGTTCATGTCCTATATAGACAAGGACATAAGTGAGACATTTTTAAATCAAGAAATGTTTCGGCTTGCTCAAGATTTTGAAAATTTTATTTGCTTTGTCTACCACGGTGGTAGTACATACGATTCCATTTTTTGGACTATGGCAAAAACAAACTGTTCAAATCATATTCAAAATAGCAGTCGATTCCAAGAATTTAGAAATAAAATGCAAACTGCCAAAACTCACGAATTAACATCTGTAGCAAATTGGCCGCCATTTTTAGGAACCACTTGGCTTGACTTTGACAAGAGTTTACAGTACAATTACTTTACTAAACCTTAAAGACAAAAATGACATATATTATTGTAGATACAGCTAACACTTTCTTTCGTGCTAGACACGTGGTACAAGGCGCTAGTGATATTAAACTAGGTATGGCATTCCATATTACATTTAATAGCATTAAGAAGGCGTGGCAAGACTTTGAAGGGAAACATGTTGTCTTCTGCCTCGAGGGTCGCTCGTGGCGCAAGGACTTTTATAAGCCTTACAAAGCTAACAGGCAAGAAACTCGTGCGGCAATGACACAACGAGAACAGGATGAAGATAAACTTTTCTGGGAAGCATTTGACGAGTTTAAAAAGTTTGTTACAGAGAAAACTAACTGTACCATTTTACAACATCCACGATTAGAGGCTGACGATTTGATTGCAGGATGGACACAAGCTCACCCTGATGCCAAGCACGTTATCATTTCGACTGACGGAGATTTTGCACAACTTATTAGTAGCAACGTAAGTCAGTATAACGGTGTAGGCGACTTACATATTACACACGAAGGTACGTTTGATGCCAAAGGTAAACCAGTTAAAGACAAAAAGACAGGCGAGACTAAAGCCGCACAAGATCCAGAATGGATGCTGTTCGAAAAATGTATGCGTGGTGATACCAGTGATAATGTCTTCTCGGCGTATCCAGGTGTGCGTACTAAAGGTTCTAAAAACAAAGTTGGTCTTACTGAAGCGTTCGAAGATCGTAAAAGCAAAGGATTTGCGTGGAACAATCTCATGTTGCAGAGATGGGTTGACCACAATGGCGAAGAACATCGTGTGCTAGAAGATTACTTGCGTAATGTACACTTGTGCGATTTAACAGCACAACCTGCCGATATTAAACAATGTATTCAAGAAACTATCCAAACAAACGCAGTACCTAAAATGGTTGACCAAGTTGGTATTCGTATGCTTAAATTTTGTAATGCTTGGGATATGAAAAAGATTGCCGATAATATTCAGCAGTATGCGGAGCCATTCCAAGCTAAGTATCCAACTACTAAAGCCGCTCAAAATTTATTCGAGGAAAACTAATGTCTAAAGTATATCTAATCAAACCCTTACATAAGAAGAGTATTTGCTGGCACATCGAAATGTTCCGCGAAAATGCGGATAATACAATTAGCTGGGTTAACATTGAAGATCATTATCGCTGGGGACAAGGGTTTGTCGAAGAGGACATGGATTGTAATCTTCCGTGGGAAGGTGATTTGCAAGCACACGCTAAAACCGATTGCGGATGGGGAGCAGAGCTAGATGATCAACATGCTTGCTGGTTTGAATATAGTGATGATTTTACAGACGAACAAAAAGAAGAATTTGAAACAGCATATCACGAAGGTGGCGCTGGTTGGTTGTTTGACGGTGAACATGACTGGCAAGTTGAAGATGACTACTTGGTAATCGATGCTCCGTTCCAAGTTAGCCTGTGTGACGAAGACGGCACAGTTATTGAAGAGACTGTTAAACTTAAACCACGACCAAACCCAAGCACAAGCTGGCCGTTTAGTGAATCGTTTCCAAAGCCTGAGGAAGAATAATGCTAGTTACAGGTATAAAAGAATGTGAATATAAAGACACATGCCCAAATAAAACAGACACATGCGAGATAACAACTATGAATGAAATTTATGCTAAACCTATTGTAGATGGAAAATTCTGGATCGTCGAACAAGACGGTGAAAAGATTGCCACACTACATAAAAAAGAAAATAACAAGTTTATTCTGAGTAGCACAAAAGGCGAGGTCATGTTTAATAAGAAAGACGAACTTACTAAACAATTCGGAAAAGGCTTTTTCCTGACTAGTGAAAAGATTAAAGTAACAACAACAGATCCAAAAGAATGTCACGGGTATCCTACTAGTTGTATTCCAAACAATGCTATGTACGATGTTAGACGTAAATTACCGTTGTTTACAAAAAGTACGCAAAGTAAGAGCCTATATTGTGCGGGTTACTACATTATTAAATTTGATAAAGGATGGGTTAAAAGTTTTTGTCCTAAGGCTATTACTATTGAACGCTACCCTTACAAAGGGCCTTTCAAGACTGAAATCGAAATGAAACAGGTATTAGCAAATGCAAAATCAGATTAATTTAACGCCACTTACTATGTTTATACAGCAAGTTCGTTCAGCTGAACTTTCAGGCAGTAAACAAGTATCATTAGATTTACCCAAGGCAAGGTTACTAGCACTTGCTTTAGCAGAACTCCAAGACAAGTTACTACAGGATTACGAAACAATGTTTAATCAACTAAAAAATACTGTCGATAACGGTGTTGTAAACGTAGAAATGGACGGCGGCGGCTTCGACGATAAGTAAGGATAAATATACGTAGTTAATTGGAGGCTCGCTATGAGTAGACCTAAACCGCGTATATTGCTAGAAAGCGTTAATAAAAAAACGTATAAAGCCGAACAGATTTTAGAAGCAGAAGCCATTTGGGCTGTTTTCTACAAAAACGAACCTTTCAATTTGAAGAGTTTTAATAGCCTTACGAGTTATCCAGGGCCCAAGTATAAAAAAACTAGTTTTTCAAATCCTGGACACGCACACAACCTTGCCAAAAAGTTAAATTTAACTTTTGGAACTGAAGATTTTCAAGTTGTTAAATTAACCCAAGGAACTATTGTAAAATGATAAGCCGCGATTCGCTAACCAAAATATTTCTCCAACAATGGGGTAAGAGTACGGATGAAGCTAACTTAGAGCTGTACTCACGTAAATGGTGGCAATCAAATCGCGCAAGTAAACAAACCGCTTTTAGACTAAGCGAAGAAGGATTTGATTTCCTTACACTTACTCTCGATATCAAAATGTATGAAGTACCATTTACTGAGTCAATTGAGTTAAGCCCGCAAACGATTATCTTTTTAGAAAGATACATCGATTGCCCGTATTACCTTACAAATCAAAGTATTACAGTCTTTTCCGAACGTAAGAGTTTTGAGCTATACTTGTTTTCGGACGATATTCGTAAGTTTGGTTTGGTAAAGGCTATGAATGAACGCCAAAAAGATTTGGCTAATCTCGACTAAAATACTTTAAAAAGTTGTTGACACTACGAGCAATCTATCGTATAATACATACATAAACAGCGTTATTCAACAAAACTTTTTAACTACGATAGGAAGCACTATGAGCGAGATTAACAGCCGCACAGTCGGCCCAAAGAATGCCAAAAAGAGTCTGCGCAAAGCATTCAAAAATCAGCGACCAATTTTTATGTGGGGTCCCCCAGGAATTGGCAAGTCGGATATTATTAAACAACTTGGCATCGAACTTGAAGCCCATGTCATTGATGTGCGTTTGAGCTTGTGGGAACCTACTGATATTAAAGGTATTCCATATTTTGATTCAAACAACAATACAATGGTTTGGGCTCCTCCTAGCGAATTGCCAAGCCAAGAGTTTGCTAAACAGCACAAGAAAATTGTTCTTTTCCTAGACGAAATGAACAGTGCCGCACCTAGTGTACAAGCGGCCGCTTATCAATTAGTGTTGAACCGCCGTGTCGGTGCGTACAGTTTGCCAGACAATGTTGTAATTGTTGCGGCTGGTAACCGTGAAACTGACAAAGGTGTTACTTATCGTATGCCTGCTCCGTTGGCTAATCGATTTGTTCACTTGGAACTTGCTGTTGATTGGGATGACTGGTTTGACTGGGCTACTGAAAACAAGATCCATAAGGATGTTGTAGGCTTTTTGACTTTTAGCAAAAAGGACCTGTACGACTTTGATCCAAAGTCTAGCTCACGTGCGTTTGCTACTCCACGTAGCTGGTCATTTGTGAGTGAGCTATTGGTCGATGACGACACTGACAACGATACATTGACTGACTTGACTGCTGGTTCAGTTGGAGAAGGTCTTGCTGTTAAGTTCATGGCTCACCGTAAAATTGCTAGTAAGATGCCAAACCCAAGCGACATCTTGAATGGCAAAGTTAAGAAGATGGACTCAAAAGAGATTTCAGCTATGTACTCATTGACTGTGTCATTGTGCTACGAACTAAAGGATTCTTGCGATAAGAACGTTAAGAATTGGAATGAACAAGTTAACAACTTCTTCGAATTTATGATGAATAACTTTGAAACTGAATTGGTTATTATGGGTACTAAGTTGGCATTGTCTAGTTACAAACTGCCACTGGATCCAGATGAAATCGCTTGTTTCGATGCCTTCCATAAAAAATTCGGTAAGTATATTGCAGCGGCTACAGAAAAATAATTTGGTGTAGCTACTATTTGACAGGACCTGCGGGTCCTGTTATAATATATACATACAGTAAGGAGCATACATGTCACACTTAGATCCAATTATCGATAAAATTATTGTAGCCCGTGTGGGTCTACTACTTCGCCATCCATTCTTTGGTAATATGGCTACACGCTTAAAGATTCAAGAAGGCACAGATTGGGTTAAGACTGCTGCAACAGACGGCCGGTCAATCTTTTTTAATAGAGATTTCTTTGCTCCATTGTCAGTAAAACAAATTGAATTTGTTATTGCTCATGAAATTCTACACAATGTATTTGATCATATGGGACGACGTGATGGCAGAGATCCACAAATTTTTAACATTGCCGCAGATTATTGTGTAAACGGACAATTGGTTCGAGACCGTATCGGTGAGCATGTTATCGAAGGTATTAAAATCTTCCACGATACCAAATACTACGGTATGGGTGCGGAAGAAGTATACGATGATATCTACGAGAAACACGACGAAGAAAGTTTAAAGGCATTGGGCCAATTGCTCGACGACCATATCGATTGGGGTGAAGAAGGTAAAGACGGACAGCCTAAATACACTAAAGAAGAACTGAAACAGATTCGAGACGAGATCCGCGAAGCAACAATGCAAGCGGCGCAGGCAGCGGGTGCGGGAAATACTCCAGCAAACGTACAAAGAATGATTAAAGAGTTAACCGAGCCTAAGATGAACTGGCGTGAAATTATTCGCCAGCAAATCCAAAGCACTATTAAAAACGATTATTCGTTTATGCGTCCTAATCGTAAAGGCTGGCACATGAGTGCTATTTTGCCAGGAACTAACTTTGATGAGACTATTGATATTTGTGTAGGCATTGACATGTCTGGATCTATTGGAGATCAGCAAGCAAAAGATTTCATTAGTGAAATTAAAGGCATCATGCAAGAATACAAAGACTTCAATATGAAGTTGTGGTGCTTTGATACTCGAGTATATAACGAAGCTAGCTTCAATGGTTATAACGCAGACGAGTTTGATGACTACCAAGTTCGCGGTGGTGGTGGCACTGAGTTTGATGCCAACTGGGAATACATGAAAGAAAATGATATTGTTCCTAAGAAGTTTATCATGTTTACAGACGGCTATCCGTACGGCTCGTGGGGTGATGAGAACTACTGCGATACAGTATTCATTATCCATGGCAACGACAAGATTGTTCCGCCCTGGGGAGAATACGCATACTACGAAGGTGGTATTGAATAATGGCTCTTAAAAATGGCAAGCCTAACCCTTTAAATTACTTTGGATTACGAAAGGTTAAGTTTGCCTCACCGCATTTTAAGTACACATCTATAGAGCGTTATACACCAAATTACGGTAAAAATTTAGATTTTTGGATTCAAAAAAACCTAAATAATAGATATTATATAGGGCAAAGTATTGCCGTAGATCATACAAACACAATAGTATATACAACACGTATTGGATTCGAATCCGAGAAAGAACTTAGTTTTTTCACGATTGCGTGTCCGCATTTACAGTCGAGATAATTACTTAGCAGTTCGAAAAAGGAGAAATCATGACTGAAGAAACTCAAACAAACACAGAAGATCAAAAGATCGCTGTTCCAGAAGAAATTTTAAATATTGCTGATTTAGTTAATATTGCCAACTTAATTGAAGTTGTAACTCAACGCGGTGCTATCCGTGCCGATGAGCTTACAGCCGCAGGAGCATTATACGACAAACTACGCAAGTTCTTGGAAACAGTTTTGCCTAAAGAAGAAGCTACAGAGGGTACCGATACACCAGCAACTCCAGAAGGCACGTATGAATTCCAAGGAGAATGAGATGACTGAATCAGTTAATCAAACTCAGGAATCTAAAGAAGAAAACATGGATCTTAGTATTAACGACCTTAATGCTATGAAAGTCATTATCGATATTGCTAGTTCACGTGGCGCATTTAAGCCAAATGAAATGGCAGTTGTTGGTCAGACTTACAACAAACTAACCGGTTTCTTGGACAGCGTAGCTAAACAAGCTGAAGCTCAAAAGTTAGCCAAAGCAGAGGCATAATATGCAAAGTTTAAAACACGTAGGCAGAATTAAAGCTACTAACAAGAAAGTTCTTGTTGCTTTTAGAACACTGCCAGGGGACGCTTATAGTTGTCTCGTAATACCAACAGAAAATTTACCAGATGATATGCACAACGCTATTATCAATTGTGTAGAAAGTCCTGCGGCTCAAGAGGCATACGAATTTGCCGAAGCACTTGATCGTACACAATTTCCAGATGGCAGTCGTATGCTACCATCCTTACACGTTAAGGGTCGTTTGGTAAAAGTAGCAACTGGAGATGTTGAAATGACTCCGACTAATAATGCTAAAATATTATTATCAGAGTTAAATCAAATCATTGCTGAACAGCGTGGTATTGCTGTAGACGAACTACACATTGCTCCTGGTAGTAATGAAACTGCTGTCGAACGTGCGCCTGCTAAGGCTAAACCGTTAGACGATGTTGCAAGAACTACTTCAACATCAGTAAGCGGTGAGGAAACAGTTGTATCGGTTGCGCTTACGCCAGAGGATCAAGCTAAAGAATTTAGATCACAAGCTGATAAACTTTCTAAGCA